TCAGGGTAACATGGCCGGACACGGTATCTCTGTTGGGAAAACCAACGGATTCAAAGCTAAATTCACCGAGCATGGTTACATAATCGGTATCATGTCGGTGTTACCCAGAACCGCGTACCAGCAAGGCCGGGATCGTTTTTGGGACAAAACCAATAAATTTGACTACTTCTGGCCAGAATTCGCGCAACTCGGTGAGCAAGAGGTACTTAACAAAGAAGTGTACCAAAACTTTGGCGATCCTACGCAAGACGATCTTACCTTCGGCTACCAAAGTAGGTATGCCGAATATAAACACGCTATGTCAAAAGTCGCCGGGGATTTCCGAGACAATCTAGCCTTCTGGCATCTAGGCCGAATCTTTGACAATCCCCCTGCACTAAATAGTGAATTCATATCAGCTAACCCCCGCGAGGACATCTTCGCTATTGAAGATGAAACAGAAGATCATCTATATGTACAGATATACAACTCGGTTAAAGCGATACGCCCTATACCTATTCACAATGTGCCTACTCTCTAACTGCGCAGTCGAAATTTCTTCGACTAAACAACTAAAGTTTGTGACGCTCCCCAGACGTGCGGTCTGGGGACGGGAGGAGCTGAAACCGATGCCGGAGGTGGACACTCTTTTTCAGAGTGTTCCAAACCCAGCCGGCAGGTTGAAATGTCCGGCAGGACAACTAAACTGTAAAACCACACGATAGAAGGAACGCGCTTACCGCGCTTTTCTTCGTGTATAAATCAACATTATGAAAATAACAACCATATACAACTACAAAGGCCCAGTGGGTGAAATCAACGAAGAGGATTCACTCACCGTTCCCGGTGAAGCCTACACCATACCCCAACTAATGGAACGAGCCAGAGGTGGAATACCTCTCAATTCGCTCGTGGACATCAAAGAAGGACACTTCGCAGACGAAGCAGACTTCGATACCTTCGTACCTGAGGCTGACTACGACATCGCCGATGCGTACGAAGATCAGCAAAAAGCGGCGGAAGTAATTGCCGACGCTAAAAAGCGACTAAAGAAGGCAGAAAAGGATAAGGTGTCCCCTACCCTAGAGAGCGACGCAGGAGCAAACGAAGGGCCGGGGATACCTGACCCTGACTCAACCAAAAAAGTCGCTAAAACGGGCTCAGAAACACCTCAGCCCGATGACTAAATGCTCAACAGATAATATACTAACTTGATGGTATATTATCTAGTTGACACCAAACCACGAAAAAAGTACGTAACTTTACTCAAAATAATAACATGGGACTATTTGAAAATACAACCTTCGGACAAGTGGCCGCTCCCGCAACTAATCTTATCGGATCGTTCATTAACAACTATGCCGCAAAGCAGGCACAAGAACGAGAGAACAAGGCAAATCGACAGATGGCCGAATATCAATACTCAAAGGACCTAGAGATGTGGAATCGTCAAAACGAGTACAATAACCCACAATCTCAAATGGAACGTTTCAAAGCCGCAGGCTTAAACCCTAATCTAATCTATGGACAGGGTAACGCTGGTAATGCGTCAACCCTTCCTAAATACTCCGCTCCCACAATAAAAAAACGTGCCGGACTGCCTGACATACAAGGCGTAATTCCCGCCTATCAAGACTATGAACTCAAACAGGCTCAGACGGATAACGTAACAGCCAACACCCGACTACAGGAGGAAAAAGCAACATCTGAAGCGGTTAACCGCGCTATGGGACAGTTTCACCTGGACAAAAACAAATGGATGTGGGAAGGAGACGAAAATAAAGGCATACGCGGAGATAAATTCTATTATCCAAACGTAAGGCTATGGGATAGAACACTAAAAAAGCGAGCAGTCGACTCAGCTGACAACCTCTACGAGCTACAAAAATACAACAACCAGATTGCCGAACAGATGCTTAAGCTACGCATCAAAGACAACGAATATTACTTCTGGAAGAATGTCGGATCAGGCATTGCAAAAGGTGCAGGCAATATGTTCAAATTCATTAAAGGCAAAGGCTTTACACCAAAAAAGGGGGTAGCCCCCAAGCTCAAAACACCTACAATCCCTAAAGGATTCAACTATAATAACCGCGCAAATCGCGCTTTTCAACAATCAGTTAACCCCTGGTAATGAATGAAAAGGATATACACCAAAGACGAGACTGTCCCCGCTGTGGTTCCACAGCTGTGGGGGGTGTCCTCTGCACAGATTGCAGAACACTCCGCGAGACGAAAATCAAATTGCGACTTGATCGCAAACATTCAGTTCACAAATCAAAAAACAATTAATCATGAGGAGAAAAACATTCAGACGACGCTTCAAATCAAGGCGCAAATCAACCCGACGCAAAAGGAGAGGGACTTATTCAATCAATTCACGCGGAGGAATTAGACTCTAGCTATGCAGTGCCTAAACTTTAATACAGTTCATCGCGGGGGAAAAAATATTACTTTCCCCTGCGGGATCTGCATATCATGTCGGGTAAACCATTCGCAAGACTGGACATTCCGACTAGAACAACAACTCAAAGTTAGCCGCTCGGCTCACTTCATAACTCTAACTTATGACGATGAAAACATCACCCGTAATGACTCAGGTCACGGACTCCTTGTCAAACGAGACCTACAACTCTTCTTCAAACGGCTACGTAAGGCTACGCAACGGTTGGAAGACAAGGCCGTCGAAAAACTCCATTTCCATGAGGAAATGGTATTTCCACGAATAAAATATTACGGAGTAGGAGAATATGGGGGCGATACATTTCGGCCACATTACCATGCTATCGTCTATAACATACCAAAAGAAATACTACTGAACCTCAGACAAATATGGAAACACGGAAACATACAAATCGGAACAGTTACGAGCGCGTCAATACGCTACGTGACAAAATACATAACCAAAGTCGATTCCAGAGACCTCGATCTCCGCGACTTAAGTAAACCGTTCAATGTAATGTCCAAAGGAATTGGACTCAACTATGTAAATGATGAAAGCAAAGAGTATCACAATCGTATGGCGACTAAACTCACCATCCAAAAAAAGTTCGAGCAACGACTCCCCAAGTACTACCATGATAAAATTCATGACCCTAACGATGATCTTAAACAAATGGAGATTGCCCGTTATAAAAAAACACGTGCTGACTCAGCAATCGAGCGACGAGATAAGCGAGAACAAGAAATCCGAGACTCTGGACAAACAGTCCATGAAGTCGAAGAAGCCAAACGAAAAAATTTAATTGCTACCTTTAGCAAGAATAACAAACGCAACAAAATATGAGCAACTTTCAAAGGGCTATGACCCGCAAACCTTCAAAGAACGCGTTCAACCTTTCAAGGGAACGCAAACAAACCATGAATATGGCCGACCTCGTACCGTTTTACGTCGAGGAGGTAATTCCCGGAGACTCCTTCAGAGTCAAATCAGAGGTGCTTATGCGCCTATCTCCCCTCGTTTCACCGGTTATGCACCGGGTAAACGTAACAACTCACTACTTCTACTGCCCTAATAGAATCCTATGGGATTCATGGCAGGACTTTATCACCGGAGGTGAAGATGGAAGAGACGCTTCAGTCCTTCCCCAAAAAAACATGGGAGCAGCATCATACTCTACCATGTCAAAAAAAACCCTCTGGGACTATATGGGTCTGCCTGTAATGGATGAAGCAAATAATGCAGACACTTCAATCAACGAGCTACCCTTCAGGGCATACCAAATGATCTACAATGAATATTACAGAGATCAGAACCTACAAACAAAAGTTGATATCTCTACTGGTTCAGGAGAGAACTCAACTGCAAACCTTTTCACATTGCGTAAGCGCAACTGGGAGAAAGACTACTTCACCAGCTCCCTGCCATTCGCCCAAAAAGGTGATCCTGTTACCGCTCCTATTGGAATGGAATATATAGAACCCCCTGGACAAGTGGCATTCACTTCCCCCGGAGGAAATCCAACCTCTGCTGGATCAGTAGATACAAACCTAGACGGGGTTCTAACTCATAGTGTAGACGGATCTATGATCCTAAAAAATATTGACCCGGATTCAACAGGTATCAACGTCGAGGACCTGCGGACCGCCGTTCGCCTTCAGGAATGGCTCGAAAAAAATGCAAGAGCAGGGTCTCGCTACATCGAATCAATCATGTCACATTTCGGAGAACGTGTTCCTGATTACACCGCTCAACGACCTATCTTCCTCGGAGGAGGAAGGCAACCCGTCACCATCTCAGAGGTACTACAAACCGGACAGACAACTGTCGACGGTGGCGAACCTCATACTAACTTTGAACCATCACCTCAGGGTAACATGGCCGGACACGGTATCTCTGTTGGGAAAACCAACGGATTCAAAGCTAAATTCACCGAGCATGGTTACATAATCGGTATCATGTCGGT